CGAGCTGACCCGCGAGCAGCTCCGCAACCTCGCCGCAGGCCTTGAGCTGTCGGCGAGCGCGACCGCCCCGAGCAAGAAATCCACGATCGAGAGCGGCTGCGCAGCCGCCGTCCGCGGGATCGCCAGCCCGCCGTCATGAACTGCGACATGTGCGGCAATCCGATCAGCAGCGGCACCCGGTGCGCCAGATGCGTGCAGCTGCTCAACGACCTGAAAGACGAGGACGACGAATGAACCCGATCGAGCGAGCCGAGCAAACCGTCGGCGGATGGCTGCACCACGACAGCAAGGAGAGCACCGTGACCGGCACACCGTCAGACGTCACCATGACCGACAACTTCTGGGAAGCGCTCCACCACAACCTCACCCTCTTCGCGTCCACCGTCGGCCACTTCCTGCCGGTACTCAAGCGCATCGCACTCAACCCGCTGCTCGACCAGGCCGTCGAGGCACTCCTGGCCGCTGAGGGCGCAGGCGTCGCCGAGGAAGTCCTCATCGGCGCCATCGACATGCTCAACGCCGCCGCGTCGCACAAGACGGCGCAGCAGCCAGCCGCACCGCCAGATCAGCCGCCAGCCGCACCGCCAGCGCCTCCCGTCCAGCCGCAGCAGCCGGCGCCGGCCGCCAGCACGCAGCCCGCACAGCAGCCGGTCACCGTGACCGGCATCCAGCCGGCCTTCACGCCGACAGGTCACGGCCACCGGCGACAGCAGGGAAGCGAAGCCTACCTCGCATGAAGACCGCCGACGTGCTCATGATCCTGTTCATGGCTGCCTACGCGGGGCGCGGGCTGCAACGGCGCCGCTGGCTCGACGTCGGCGCCGGGCTGTTCGCCGTCCTGGCGTTCGCGCTTGACCTCGCGGGCATTGCAGGGCCGCGCCTGTGACCGCTCCCGCGTGCGGCTCTTGCGGCGCGCCCGTTTCTGACGCCTCGATCTGCCAGGGCTGCACGCGGGACCTCGCCGAACTACTCCTCACCGCCGCGAGCATCGCCACCGACCTCGACGACGCCGTCGCACGGCTCCTCAAGCGCGGCAACGGCGGACCGCGGTCAGACACCGAAGCACCGCTACCCGTCGACCTCGGCGCGTCGGAGGTGGCCGACAGGCTGCATCGCTCGCTCGCCTACTGGGCGCGCGAGCTGTGGCGGCCGCCGATGCCGTGGCCCGGCTCGCGTACCGACGTGCTGGCCAACTGGCTAGCCATCAGGGTCGGTCTGATCCGGAAGCGCCACACGGCACCAAGGGTGCTCAGTGAACTCCGCGCCACCGTCCGCGACGCCCTGGCCGTCATCGACCGCAAGCCCGAACGCGCCCCAGCTGGCCAGTGCGAGGCGTGCGGCGCGCAGCTGCTCGCCGAGCTCGGCGCCGACGAGGTCACCTGCCACTGTGGCACGGTGACGTTCGCACTGGAGGACAAGCGCCGCGAGCGCGCCGCGGCCGCCGACGTTCTCGGCACCGCAGTCGAGATCAGCGCCGTCCTGCAGACGCTCGGCATCCACGTGCCGCGCGGCACCATCACATCGTGGGCGTCACGCGGACGGCTCGGCGCGCGCGGCAAGAGCGGCATGTACGCGCTGTCCGACGTGCTCGCACTCCACGCCCAGTCACAAGCGAGGGTGAGAGGATGACGACCATGGAACAGCCGAAGGCCATCGCCGAGTGCCCGATCGAGTCGTGTAGGTGGACGACGGACATCACGCCGGAAGAGGTTGAGCTGGTCAACATCGCGCCGAGCCCCGATCCCGGAACGGTCTTCCGTGCCATCGTGGACAACCACGAGAGGATCATCCGCGCGCACCTCGAAACGCACTCTCTGCTCGACTGGGTACAGGAAGTCACGCGGCTCCGCACGGCCCTCGACGAGGCCACAGCCGCAGACGAGCCAGCCGAATGGCGCGCCCGCATCGAAGCCGCGCTACTCAGCATCCAGTCACGGCTCAACGAGATACCGCCCGCGCGACCATGAGTAGCCTGGGTGACGCCATCAGCGTGACGCCGATCTGCCCGTTCGGCAGCGCAGAGCCGGTGGGGTGGAATGCCGTCTGCCATCCATGCCAGGAGGCGCGCACCTTCCACAACGAAGCGGCCCTGAACATCTGGATTTCATCGCACGAGGAACGCCACGGTGACGCGCCCACGGAGAATTGACACCGGGTGCCACATCTTGCATCATTAGCTCTGATAGACGGACTTCAGTGGCTCGCGGCAACGCGGGCCACTTTGCGTTGGAGGAGTCATGTGACCGCCAAGCGGAAGTCGCCCGGCCCGATCCACTCCAAAGCCCAGCAGGCATACATCTTCGGCGTGCTCGCCAAGCGCGACCCCAAGGCCAAAGTCTGGGGCAAGCGATGGGCCGCATCGGTCGGCGAAATCGGCCCGCACGGCAAGCCGTCACCATCGAGCAAAGCCGCCTACCGTGCGCTACCAGCGCGCAAGAGCGTACGAAAGAAGGCGTGACCATGGCCAAGGCAGCCAAGCGCACAGCCAAGCCCAAGGCAGCAGCAGCGCCCAAGGCTGCCGCCGGCGGTGCGGCCAAGCCGAAGTTCGGCAGCCCGCAGTGGGACGCCAAGTACGGCGTCAAGAAGTTCGGCAAGGCGAAGGGCAAGTAGCCATGGCATGGGACGGCTCACTCCACCCGCGCGCCGCAGCCGGGTCAAGCGCAGGCGGCCAGTTCGCCGCAGGCGGCTCATCGTCGTCCCAGGCAGCCGCGGCAGCCAAGCCCGCGGCGAAGAAGACCACCACCAAGAAGACCACAGCCAAGACAGCTGCCAAGCCCACCGCCGCGCAGCTCAAGCAGTGGACCACCATGGCCAACAACGGGCAGGGCAAGAAGCTCACGCCTGCCCAGCGGTCAGCCGTAGCCACCGCCCACAAGCAGCACCTGGCCCACGTCGCGCACGTCGCGCACGTCGCCAACGTCAAGGCCAAGGCAGCCAAGCCGAAGGCCACGGTCAAAGCCGCACCCAAGGCCAAGGCCAAGGTCACCGTCAAGGCACCGACCACCGGCCAGAAATCCAAGGCCGCAACCATGGCACGCCTGTCACCATGATCATCAGCCTGCGCCCGCACTGGTGGGACGGCTCGCTATGGTGGCGCACCTACCGCGAAGGCGGCTTCGACGGATGGCGAACCATCGGTCGACGCCGCATGCCGTGCGACACCATGTTCGCGGCGCTGACCATCCCGCACCTGCACGGTGAGATCAGCCGCATGACACGGCAGCAGCCACGCCAAGCCGCCCGCTGACCACCTGCTCGACACCTAACTGCCCCGAACTGGTCACCACCGGACGGTGCGACGGCTGCGCGACCATAGCCGAACGCCAACGCGGCAACTTCCGTCAGCGCGGCTACGGCAGGAAGCACGACAAGCGGTTCAGGCCAGGCGTCCTTGAGCGCGACATCTGCTGCGTGCTCTGCATCCAGAACGGTCAATGGGTACTCGCCACCGTCGCCGACCACTGGCCGCTTTCACGGCGGGAACTCGCGGAGCGCGGCATGGACCCGGACGACCCGGCGCACGGTCGCGGCCTGTGCCATGGCTGCCACAGCAAAGAGACGGCCATCAATCAACCTGGCGGCTTCAACGCCAGGTAGCTGGTAGAACTAACCGCAACCGCGACTGATCATCGCGGCTAGTCAGCCCGCACGTCCTCAGGCGCGCGGGCTGACGCATTCCTGAGGACAACTGAATGAGCACCAGGACTTGCGGCACGCCCGGGTGCGGCCGTCCGCACCGTGCACGCGGCTACTGCGGCAGCTGCTACAACCGCAACTTCCCGAACCCGTCACCGCAGGCCACCGTACGGTGCGCCGTCTGCGGCACCATGGTCGCGAAGGACAAGCGCGACCATGGCAAGCGCAAGCCGGTGTGTGGCTATCGCTGCCGCGCTTTCCTGCAGTGGGGAAAGTGGCCAGACGGCCAGATCCCACCATCGCGGCGCACCATGGCCGAGACGCGACTTGCCTACCGGCCAGAGCGCTCGCGCCAGCGCTGGTACGCCGGCGCATGTCGCGGCTGCGGCAAGCAGTTCATCAGTGCCACCATCCAAGACAGGTGGTGCAGCGTTGAGTGCGGAGCGCGGCAAGCCCACGAGAAGCGGCGCGCGCGCCTGCGCGATGCGTTCGTCGAGCCAGTCAACCGCATGGCGATCTTCGAACGTGACAGATGGCGATGCCAGCTATGTCATCGCAAGGTAGACAAGCGGCTGAAGCATCCGCACCTGATGTCGGCGACGCTCGATCACATCGTGCCTCTTGCCAAAGGCGGCAAGCACGAGGCAGTCAACGTGCAGCTCGCGCATCTGCACTGCAATGTGGCAAAGCGGGACAACGCGGCGAACGATCAACTACTGCTCTTCGGATAATTACGGAGGGTAAGGGATGACCCTGAAGCGCCAACTCTGCGTGCCGCCAGTGAGGGCAAGCGCTGACGTCGCAGCTGAAACAGTTTGCGCGGACACTGAGAGTGAGGGCTGATGGCGGATCCGCATCGCATGCGGCCCTATCTCCAGGTTGCGCGCGAGGGGAATCCTGGTCGCAGGCCGCTCAATCCTGGCGTGATCCTGCCTGTGCCGGAGCTGGCTGAGCCTGACTGGTCTGAAGTCTTTCCGGCGTCGGCCGACAAGGCGGTCCGCGGTGAGAACGTGCGCGCTCGGAATGTGGCGCGTGGCGAGTGGCGTCGTGTCGTGCCGGTGCTGATCCGGTCGGCTGGCCTCGCTGACGTGGACCTGGCGCTCGTGCGTGACTACTGCGTCTGCGTGGCGCGCCTGGATCAGGGTGAGCGGTCGGTGTCGCGGCTCGGCGCTGTCATGCAGGGTGAGCGCGGCTGGCAGAAGAACGGATGGTCAACGCTGAACGCGCAGTACCGCGCTCAGCTGAAGATCTACGTCCGGGAGCTTGGTCTCTCGCCGTCGGCCAGGCGCGGCATCTCGCCGCCGGAAGCCGATGACGATGACGACCCGTTCACCTGACGATCTCCTTCCGGTTCCGCGCGCGCAGCTGCTCGAGCTGGGCCTGACTGACGCGCAGGTCGACGAGGCGCTCGAGGCGGCGCCGCTGCACATCGCATTCCAGGCTGGCCGGCAGCCTGGCGCGTACTTTGACGTAGGCCTGGTCAAGAAGAAGCTCCGCGCGCTCGGCGCCTTCAGGCACACGAAGGGCCGCTGGGCCGGCAAGCCGATGACGATCACCGGCGGTGGCCTGAGCCCGTGGCAGGTCGTATGGATCATCGCGCCGGTTTTCGGCTGGGTGTTCTACGACCCGGAGATCGAGCGGGTTGTCCGGGTTATCCGGACGGCGTGGATCGAGGTTCCGCGCAAGGCGGGCAAGTCGACGCTGAGCAGCGGCATCGCCAACGTGCTGCTGCTGGCGGACGGCGAGGCAGGCGCGGAGGTCTACTCGGCTGCGGCGAGCCTGCAGCAGGCCAGCCGCGTCTTCGAGGACGCCAAGCAGATGTGCCTGACGTCACCGTTCGCGCGCAAGCGGGTCGAGCCGCTGGCAGCGGTCATCCGGGTGCCGTCGACGGCCAGTATCTTCCGTGCGCTGAGCAGCGTGGCGGAGACGGCGCACGGCCTGAACGTGTCGGGCGGCGTGGTGGACGAGATCCACGTGCACAAGAAGCGCGGGCTGATCGACGCGATCGAGACGGGGACCGGCGCGCGGGATCAGCCGCTGATCGTGTTCATCACGACCGCGGACGAGGCCACCGAGGGCACGATCTACGACGAGAAGCACGGCTACACGGAGAAGTGCGCCGCGCTGATCGTGGAGGACGTCAGCCACTACGGCGTGATCTGGGCGGCCGAGGAGACGGACGACCCGTTCGCCGAGTCGACGATGCGGAAGGCGAACCCGGGGCTGGGGACGTCGCCGACGCTGCGTTACCTGATGAAGGAAGCGCAGAAGGCGAAGACGACGCCGAGCTACTTCAATACCTACTGCCGGCTTCACCTGAACCTCCGTAAGAAGGAAGCGTTCAGGCTCATCGACCTGAATCAGTGGGACGACAGCGCGGGCATGACGGACTGGGTTAAGGCCCGCAGCCGTGAGGCGTGGGGCGGCCTGGACCTGTCGGCGGTGTCGGACTTCAGCGCATGGTGCGTGCTGTCGGCCAGCCGCGATCCTGGCGCGGAGCTTGACGCGTTCTGGCGGTTCTGGGTGCCGCAGGATGTCGTGCCGGACCTTGAGCGGAAGCTGCAGGTTCCGCTGTCGCAGTGGATCAAGGCGGGGTACGTCACCGCGACCGAGGGCAATGTCGTCGATTACGACGTGATTGAGCAGCAGGTCATCAAGGACAGCTGGCATACGGACATGCGCCGGGTGGGGTTCGACCGGATGTTCGCCGGTCAGATGGTTCAGCGGGTCGACAAGGCGCTGAAGGGCGTGGAGATCGTGCCGGTTGCGCAGACGTTCCTCGGCCAGTCGCCTGGCATCAAGGAGGTGCTGCGGCTGCTCGGCCCGGGTGCGATCCGGCACGGCGGCAACCCGGTTGCCCGGTGGATGGCGTCGGTGGTTGAGAGCAAGGGCGACAAGCAGGACAACTTGCGGCTGGTGAAGCCGGACCGGCTGAAGTCGCAGTCGCGGATTGACGGGATGGCGGCGCTGGTGATCGCGATGGACGGCTACCTGCGGCGGTCGAGGAAGAAGAGCGGGACGCACGCGGCGTGAGGGAGGTGACCGGGTGGGGCTGACTATCGGGCAGGCGCTCGGCCTGGTCGCGACTCTTGAGATGGAGCTGACGATGCGCGCGTCGTTCGCCGACGAGGCGGACGACATGTACCGGGGCCGTCACCCGCTGATGTTCGCGTCGGAGGAGTTCCGCGATTACTTCGCGAAGCGCTACCGCGGCTACTCGGACAACTGGGTTCCGGTCGTGGCGGACGCGCCGGTTGAGCGGCTGACGGTGACCGGCTTCCAGCTGGACGGCAAGCCGGACACCGCGGCGTGGGATGTGTGGCAGCGGAACAACCTGGACTGCGACAGCCAGCTCGGCTTCCTCGCGTCGGTGCTGGCTGCTCACTCCTACGTGCTGGTGTGGGGTGACCCGGACGACAAGACGACGCCGTGCGTGACCTTTGAGGACTCCGGTCAGGCGATCGTCGGCTACTACCCGGGGAGCAGGTACAAGCGGCGCGCGGCGCTGAAGCGGTGGCAGGACGGCAACAGCATGTACTGCACGCTGTACACCGCTGATGAGCTGTGGAAGTTCAAGCGGCCGCTCACCCGCGTGGAGAAGCCGTTTAACCTGGCGCAGTTCGACGAGGAAGCCAATGAGTGGCTGCCGCGTGACATGCCGGACGAGCCGAACCCGCAGCCCAACCCGATGGGCCTGGTGCCGATGGTGGAGCTCCCGAACCGGCCGATGCTGGCGCGTGAGCCGCTGTCGGACGTGGCGACGGTGATCCCGTTGCAGCACAGCATCAACCTGCTGTGGGCGCACCTGTTCACGGCGTCGGACTTCGCGGCGATGCCGCAGCGGTACGTTCTCGGTGCCGAGGCGCCCAAGGTGCCGGTCTACGATGCGGACGGCAACAAGATCGGCGATAAGGCCGTCAGCCTGGAAGAGTACAAGCGAGCGCGGCTGCTGTGGGTCGAGGACGAGGGCGCGACGGCGGGCAGCTGGCCGGCCGCCAACCTCGCGGTGTTCTCCGACGTGATCGAGACGGCGATCGGCCACCTCGCCGCGCAGACGCGCACCCCGCAGCACTACCTGATCGGCAAGATGAGCAACGTCGGCTCTGACACGCTGCTCGCTGCCGAAGCCGGCCTGGTGAAGCGGGTCAACGAGAAGCAGCTGTGGTTCGGTGCGGCGCTCCGCGAGACGATGCGGCTCGTGGCCCTGGCGCAGGGCGACGCGGGCCGCGCCGACGCCTACCGGTCAGGCAAGGTGCTGTGGGCTGACACGGAGTCCCGCTCGCAGGCGCAGCTCGTGGCCAGCCTGGTGCAGCTGAAGGGGATCGGCTGGCCGTTCGAGGACCTCGCGCGCCGCTTCGGCCTCACGCAGGAAGAGGTCAGGCAGCTCGTCGCGATGCGCGACAAGGAGCAGGAGAATGACCCGCTGCTCGCGATGCTCGGCACGAAGGAGCTCGGCTCGACTGGGCTCGTGGGCCGCACGGGTGACCCGTCGCTGATCGACGGCGGTGACCCGACGCCGCCGCCCGCGGTGCCGGCCGCCCCTGCGCGCGCGGTGCCTGCAGTACCCGCTTCCCCTCCGGCTGCGCGTGCCCCCGGCGTCCCCGGCAAGCCCTGACGCCGCGGCGCCGGCCTACCAGGCCGCCCAGTCGCGGGTGTCGCAGGCTGCCGCGATCGCCGCGGTCAGCATCTGGCGGACCATTGACGGCAAGGCACTGGACGCGTCGTTCACCGCGCTGCTGCCGCAGCTGCTCGCTGTCGTGGCCAGGGCGCAGCTGCTCGCGGCGACGGCAGGCACCTCGTTCCTTGGCCGCATGCTCAGCTTGCAGGATGCAACGGCGAGCGGATCCAAGCTGGACCCGGCGGCGTTCGCGGGCCTGACTGGTGACGGCAGGCCGATGGGGTCGCTGCTGTACACGCCGGTGGCGTTGTCCAAGCAGCGGATCGGCCAGGGTCTTCGGATCGCTGACGTGATCGCGCAGGAAGAGCTGCACATGGCCCTCCTGGTGCGGACGCAGGTGCAGGACGCGGGCCGGATGGCGCTCCAGTCGGCGATGGCGGCTGAGCCGAGGGTCTGCGGTTACGTGCGGAAGGTGAACCTGCCCGCGTGCGCCCGGTGCATCATCCTGAGCGGCCGCTTCTACCGCTACTCGGACGGCTTCCTGCGTCACCCGAACTGTGACTGCGGCATGATCCCGGTCGCCGTGGGCTCGGACATGGTGCATGCCGAGGACCCGGCCACGCTGATCGCGCGGATGCAGGCCGATCACCCGGCCACGCTGAAGCGCAGCCTGACCGACGGCGACCTGAAGGCCCTCGATCACGGCGCGGACCTCAACCAGGTGGTCAACGCGCACCGCGGGATGGCGACTGCCGCAGGCCCCGGCCGGACGGTCCAGGCCACGACTGAGGGCACGACGAAGCGCGGCTTCGCGGGGAAGCGCCTTATAGCCGAGGCGGGAGCGAAGCGCGGAAGCGGCCGGTACTCGGCGGCCCGGACGCCGCGCCTGACCCCGGCGCAGGTTTTCGAGGAAGCGTCCCTCAACAGCTGGGACCGGACAGAGATCGTCCGGCAGCTGACGAGGTTCGGTTACGTGCGCTGACCGCGCGAGGCGGTCGCAACGAAAGGAGCAGCCGCGATGGCTGACGAACTGCCCGTTCACCCTGTTACCGGCCTGACGGCGCTCGGCGTGCTGTCTTCCGGCCGGATCGTCTGGCCCGTGCTCGGCGCCGCCCCGGAGGACGACGGCGACGCGGACGGCGATGCCGGGGATGACGCGGGCGGCGCCGGTGACGGCGGCAGCGGAGACCAGGACGGCGACGGCCTGGCCGACGCGGGCAAGAAGGCCCTCGACGCCGAGCGGAAGGCGCGGCGTGAGGCCGCGAAGAAGCTCAAGGCGGCCGAGGCTGAGCTTGCCGAGCTAAAGGCGCAGGGCGCGGCCAAGAAGGATGGCGACGACGCTCAGGCGGCAGCCGATCAGGCCCGGCGCGATGCCGAGACCGCGGCGACCACTAAGGCGAACGCCCGCATCCTCGCCGCGGAGGTCCGCGCGGCGGCGGCCGGCAAGCTGGCCGACCCGTCAGACGCGGCCCGCTACCTCGACCTGTCGGAGTTCGAGGTCGGCGACGACGGCAGCGTCGACGCCGAAGCGATTACCGAGGCGATCTCGGACCTGATCAACAAGAAGCCCTACCTCGCCGCGAAGGCCCAGGGATTCCAGGGCACAGGCGACGGCGGCGCGCGCACGGGAGGTTCCCGGCCGAAGCAGCTGACCGGAGCCGACGTCAAGAACATGTCCGCAACAGAGATCTCCAAGGCGCGCCAGGAGGGGCGCCTTGAGCGCTACCTGAGCGGCGACTAGGAAGGACTTACGGATGGGCTTCCTCCATTACAAGCCGGAGGTCTGGGCGGCGGAATTCATCGTCCAGCTCCGCAAGCAGCTGGTGTACGCCGGCCCGCAGATCGTGAACCACGACTACGAGGGCGAGATCCAGCAGGCCGGCGACACGGTCCACATCACGGCCATGGGCGACGTGACCGTCAGCGACTACGACGACGACACGGACCTCGATTACGAGGACGTGCCGGACGCCGGCCTGTCGCTGGTCATCGACCAGCAGAAGTCGTACGCGGTCGCTGTGAAGGACATCGACAAGGCGCAGGCGCTCAACGGCGGCCGTGCAGTCGCGCAGCTCATGAGCCAGGCGGCCTACCGCATGTCGGACAAGGCCGACCAGTTCGTCGCCGCGAAGTACACCGACATCGCGGCCGGCAACGTGCTCGACCCGGTGACCGACTTCACCACCGACAAGGGCACCGCGTACGACACGCTGGTGGACCTGGGCGTGCTGCTCGACGAGGCGGACGTTCCGTCGGAAGGCCGCTACGCGGTGGTGCCTCCCTGGTACCACGGCATCCTGCGCAAGGACCCGAACTTCATCAACGCGAACAAGTCCGGCTCTACCGCGCCGCTGCTCAACGGCCAGGTCGGCGAGGCGGCCGGGTTCGCGATCTTGAAGAGCAACAACGTGCCGCAGCTGTCGGCCGGGTCGACGTACGTCGTCCAGGTCGGCACTCCCATGGCGATCTCGTTCGCTAACCAGCTGGTGGAGAACGAGGCGCTCCGCGACCAGAAGCGGTTCCGGGACCTGCTTCGCGGGCTGCACGTCTACGGCGGCAAGGTCACTTACCCGGACGGCCTCGCCTGCGTCACCTGCACCCGGCCCTGACCAGAAAGGTAACCAGACATGGCACGCACCGCAATCACCCCTGTCGCCGCCGTGAAGAACGGCGGCGTCGCGATGGCCACTGCCGAGTCGGCGACGGCCGTCGACCAGGCGAACGGGATGACCATCGCGAACGCGAACCCGGAGAAGCTCATGCTCCGGGTGACCAATACGGCCGGGGCCGCGCACGGCGTCATCATCCGCGCGGGCGACTCGCTTTACCCGGCGGTCCTGTCCGGTCAGGGCGACCTGAACGTCCAGGTGGCGCTGACGTCGGGCGTCGCGTACGTCGGGCCGTTCGACTCGGCGCGGTTCCTGCAGTCCGACGGGTCGCTGCACATCGACTTCGAGGCGTCGTTCGCCGGCAAGATCGTGGCCGTCGAGCTGCCGTGAGCGAGGTCGTCTACCTGAGGGGGCAGGGCGGCGCCGTCTGGGAGATGACGCTGCCGCTCCAGCCCGCGATCCAGAAGCAATACGACGCGGGCGACCTGCAGCAGGTCAACGCGGACGGCTCGCCTTACGAGGAGCCGCCGGCGGCACCCAAGCGCACGCGCGCGCCCAAGGCGGTGGCCGAGGGTGCCTGACTCGTTCGCCACCTCCGACGATGCCACGGGTTACGCCTACCCGCTGCCCGACGCGACCGCTGACGGCCTGCTCGCCCGCGCGACGCAGGCCCTCATCGACGCGGCCGGGTTCGGCATCCTGACGAGCTCGGCGACGGTGAAGCTGCGCGCTGACAACAGCGTGATCAGCCTCAAGGACGTCCCGCTCGTCACCGACGTGTCGGCGCTCGCGCTGGTGCACGACGACAGCACGACAGAGCCGGTCACGGCGTGGCACTGGCCGGGCACCGTCGCCGGGATGGCAACGGACATCTGGCTAGAGCACTCTGTGCCAGGACGTCACTGCGGCATCTTCGCGGTCACCCTGACGCAGGGCCTCGCATCGGTGCCCGTCTCGCTGAAGATGCTGACCAGCGCGGTCGCCTACCGTTTCGCCGCGATGCCCGCCGCGATGGCCGCGGGCATCACCTCGAGGTCGGTCGGCGGCGTGTCGTGGTCGGCGAGCTCACCGCCGCCGACTGGTGACCTGACCGCGGGCGAGCTGGCCAAGCTCCGCAAGATCGTGCCGGTCAGGCACGTCTACGTGGTGCCGGCGTGATCCTCGGCTCGGACACGGTCACGATCCTGCGGGGCCGGAGCCGCGATGACTTCGGCAACCTGCAGGGCTCGGACACCGGTACCGATGTCACGGGCTGCTCGGTTCAGCCGACGTCGGCGTCGGAGTCGACCGACAAGGGCGAGCTGCTCGTCACCAACGCGTCGGTCTACCTGCCGGCCGGGACCGACATCCTCGCGACCGACCGCGTTCAGTGGCTCGGCACGGTCTACGCGGTCGACGGCGCGCCGGCCCGCTGGCGCGACGAGGCCGGCGCTGAGGACCACGTCCAGGCGCAGCTGCTCTACAAGGAGGGGAACGGGTGACGGTCAGGTACACGGCCAGTTACACGGGCCTCGGTGAGCTGATGCGCGGCGAGGAGATGCAGGCGGTCATGCGCGAGGTCGCGGAGAAGGGCATGGAGTTCGCCCAGTCGATCGCGCCGGTGCACACGGGTGAGTACCTCGACTCGTTCGAGGTGACCGTCACCGGTGAGGGAGGTCCCGCGGGCGACCGCGCCGAGGCGCAGATCGTCAACACGAGTGATCACGCGGTCGAGGTGGAGTGGCAGGACGGCCACAAGGTCCTGACGCGGACGCTCGGGGCGCTGAGCGCGCTGTGACGCTGCCCGGCTTCCCCGACGCCGAGCGGGCCGTGTGCGACCTCCTCGCCGACCTCGGCACGTGCGGCCGCGAGACGCCGAAGGCCCTCCAGTCGGAGCTGCCCTATATCCGCGTCACGCGCACCGGCGGCTCCGACGACCTGGTGACGGACACGGCGAACATCTCAGTCGACGTGTTCGCCGCTTCGCTGGACGACGCGAAGGCGGCAGCCGAGGCATGCCGGCAGCGGCTGATCCTCGGCCCGTACCGCTCCGATGCCTCGTTCGTCACGGGACACGGCCGCATCGACAAGGCCAGGACGCTGTCAGCACCGCTGCCGCTGCCGCCCACAGACAGTGACAACCTGCGGCTCGTCACGGCGA